ATTAAATTGCATACTGATATATCTTGCAGTATCGCTTTCTGTATCTAATGTTCTAGCAATACCTCTAATTTGTAAATGTTTGTAGGTGCTAGGGATAGAACTAAATGTAATAGTTGAAGATGAGCCGTTTCCAGTAGCAGAGGCAATAGACTCAAAAGAAGCAGTACTAATTTTGCTTCCGCTGATTGAACTTGCGATAATTCCAAGAATTGGCATTAGGATAGATCTCCAATAACCGTGAAGTTATTACTCGATGTACAAATAATAGTTGCTGCGCTGTACTGAGCACGTAAGTCTGGTGCAGTAGATGTAGCACCAGTTGAAGTCAGGACGCTAGTTCCATCGTTTCTAATCTGGACTGCCCCTGCTCCAATGCGCTGTACGTTAATCTGTTGGCCTGCTGTAAAGACTCCGTTAGGAACTGTCAGTGTCAAGGTTCCTGCATCACTCATAGTAACCAACTTGTTAATGTCACTTGCTATTAGCGTGTAGTTGGCAGTCTTAGCGCTTATTGTTAAGTTCAATGTTGCTACTGCTGGCTCCCAAGTTGCTGATGTTCCATCAGTTTTAAGATATTCTCCAGCATTTCCAGTTTGTGATGGAATTTGGTTAGTTGTTGTAGCCCACTTAACTCCTAGAGTCTGTGTTGCATCTGCTGTCAAAACCTGTCCGTCTGTTCCTACTGCAAGATTATCTACAACTCCAGATGCACTGGCAACGAGAAGATCTGCCTTGGCAGTAACTACTGCCTCTGGGATTGCAGCATCTGCTGTGGCTACACCTGTTGTGTAGAAGGTTAAGTCATCGCTAGTTAGTACGTGCTTAACTGTTGCTCCACCACTGTGTGATATGGCAGAGGTTCCTGCACGACCACGAACAATAGTGAAGGTGTCGCTAGATACAGCGGTGATAAAAACAATTTCTTCATTCTGTGTGTCAACATCAAGGGCTACGGTAAACTGATCTACGTTACCTGGAGCAAGAGTAACACCGCCCATAAGGGCAGAACCTGTACCAGATGCAACTGTCATAGTAGTTGCGCTGTTAGAGATTCCAGTAGCCAGCGTCGTTTCAACGCTGATGGACGAATACTTACGAGTCATTGGCTTTCCTTATCGGGTGTAGTGAATGCGGATTGGATACTTGTCTGCCAACTTCAAGGCTTCTTCATTGAGTCGCTGTTGATAGAGGGCAAAGATGTAACGAGATGCTGAAGAACCTGCAGTTGATGGTAACTTAGAATCATTTAGATCGGCTTCAGCACTAGAGAGATTGATTCGTCCAGCGTCAAGATAAGACAGTAGTTTGTATGCTGCGCCAAGGACAACAACATCCTTACAAGAATCTGGTAAACCAGTAACGTCAGCAAAATCATCTGTATTGGCGTCAAGTGTGTTTGGCGTGGCTGTATACCAAACTTGAATTGTACGACCAGGTTGTACGTTCTCATAGATGTTAAGTGTATTGTTTGTATTGAAGGTAGCAGCATTAGCCATACCATCTAGGCGCCAGCGATTTACTGGTAACCATTCCTGGCTAGAGCCTGTTGTCTGCCAAGAGATAAAGAGTACGCCTTCGCAATCATCAGGCAGTGGGTATGTAACCTGAGATGCGTTAAAGGTGAATGTATAAGAGTTGATAATCCAGAGCTTAGGATAGAAGCTGTTGATCGTATCGTTGATAGCCTTCTTGATATTAACACGTGGGAAGGTTGGAGATAGAGTCACCGGTGCATACTGTGAGTGAGGTGATGCGGTAGTTCCCTGATATCCACGACCAAAGCCTGGGATAACGTTTAACTGGCTATTGGCTTTGTCAAAGGAGTCAATCCAAATAAGTTCATCATCAATTTCGATGATACCTTTGGCTAGGTTAGAAGCTGAGCCAACGGTGATTTCGGTGCTGGTAGTAGTTAAACCAGCAGGGTTAGCAACATAAGTGATACGGTCTTGGCGTAGTGCATAACCTTGTAGGTTAGCCTTTACTTCGTCCACCAGTTCGTTCAGTGTTGGCATTATTTCCTTTCATACCAGCCATCTCCCCATAGAGTTAGCAGTCTTGCAAAGTATTGTTCATACTGTGGTGCGATAGCATCCAAGGAATACAAGGACACTGCTCGCTTGTGTATTGCTACTGGGTCCAGATCCTTTACCCACTCTGTTGCTGCTGCAAACTCCATTGCATTTCTGCAACGGTATCCAGTAACACCATTAGGATTAGTCTCTGTAAATGCACCCCAGTCTGTGGTAATCGTTGGAGTCCCACAGGTTTGTGCTTCGATAACAACGTTACCGAAAGGTTCTATATATAGCGTTGGAGCAAACAAGGCAGTAGCACCGCCCATTAACTTTGCTCGCTCTTCAGGACCAACAGGTCCTACCCACTCACCGTATTCGATCTTTGGGTCTTTGCCAGGACCTGCCATAATCAGCTTGAGTCCTAGTTCCTTACATACGTGCTGAGCAATGACTAGACCTTTGCGATCTATCATCCGTCCAACGTAGAGGTAATAATCTTCTTTCTTCTCTTGCAGCGGGAACATCTCTGGTTCTAAATAACCAGGGATAACCGCATCATAGAAGTTGCCATCTACTGTCGTTGGATTCTTAAACATTGCATAGATGCTGTGCATCCAAGCGTATGATTCAAACACCTTGTACTTACTAAAGATCCCACCGTAACCCACACCAAACTCTACGGTTATGTGGTTAGGGTAAGCATCTGCGATAGGCTTCTGACTTGCGCCACCAATAACGCAGATAAAATCTTTTTGTTCCAGACGCTTGCCTAGTTCCTTAATGGCATTACCGTTAAAGATCTGCCAGTGTGGAAGGTTCACATCAAAGGGTGCCTCTGTAAAATGCTTACCTGCTAGAGCCTCTTGCTGTTGCTCTTTAGTAATACAAGTAATCAGTTCATCTACTGGAGCTTCGTTATCTTCTCCAGCATAGAGATAGACCGTATGGCCTAACCCTTTCATCATCATACAAAAGCGCCTGACCTTTTCGGTATAAGCGCAGTTGACGTACTCTTTAGTTGTTTGCGTATGTGGCAGGTTAATAACGTGGAATCTCATAGGAGAATCCTACGCTATATCTCCAACAATTAAGAAGGTATTGCTTGCTGTACAAATAACCGTGGCGGCTGACTTGTTGGTTCGCAGTTTAGGGGCAGTTGTTACCGCTCCATTAGAAAGGATTGTAACTCCAGCGCCTTGAGCAAAAGTTACTTGACCTGCTCCATATTGAACTATGTGTATCTGGTCATTAGCGCTAAAGACTGATGGTGGCACTGTAAGTGTGATAGCAGAGGCGTTAGAAAGAGTAACAATATCGCTGAGATCTCCTGCCACCAATGTGTAGCTAGTACCAGTCTGAGTATTAAATCCTGCAATGTTGCCCACACCTGTAGCACCTGTTGGTCCAGTAGGTCCAGTGGCTCCATTCACACCAGTAGGTCCAGTAGCACCAGCAGGCCCAGTAGCACCAGCAGGCCCAGTAGCACCTGTTGGACCAACGTTGCCTGTCGCACCCTGTGGCCCAGTAGGACCAGTTGCTCCAATAGGACCTGTCGCTCCTGCAGGTCCCGTAGGACCCGTAGGGCCTGTAGCACCGATAGGGCCTGTAGGTCCAATGATACCTACGCTAACAATAGCCAAAAATATCTGTGCATTATTGGCAAAGCCTGTAGTTCCAGTACCGCCAGAGTTAATAAGCGTTACTGGTACTTCAACATAATCGTTAGGGATAATGGTAATTGCAGATGAAACTTCCCACTTTTGGAAGTTAGCAGAGTTAACCCTGTCTTGAATTACAAGGACATCTCCAACGCCAAGAAGTTCCAAGAAGATATCAATATCAATACCATCATCATCAATGTGGTCAATGTTGATTTGTGTAGCAGAAGTCTGAGTTGCGTTATTCCATAGCAAGAATGTCGAACCAGGCTTGCCACTTGTAGCACTTGTCTTGGCTAAATAGTCATAGAAACTAGAGGACTGACCATCTGCTCCAGTGGGTCCTGTAGCCCCTGTAGCGCCCGTAGGGCCTGGAACAGTGCTTGCTGCACCTGTTGGTCCAGTAGCGCCAATTGGACCCGTAGGTCCTACATTTCCTGTTACTCCAACTGGTCCCGTTGCTCCAACTGGTCCAGTAGCGCCAGTAGGCCCAACATCACCAGTGGCACCGATAGGGCCAGTAGATCCAGTAGCACCTACAGGACCCGTGGCACCAACTGGTCCAGTCGGTCCGACGCTTCCTGTAACTCCTGCAGGTCCAGTTGAACCTGTAACTCCCGTTGCGCCCGTAACGCCTGTAGGTCCTGTGTCGCCCGTGGCTCCAATAGGACCAGTGGCACCCGTCGGGCCAGTCGGCCCAGTATCTCCTGTAACACCCTGTACTCCTGTCGGACCAGTAGCGCCAGTTACACCTGTTGTACCTGTAGCACCTGTTGGTCCTGTTGCTCCCGCAGGGCCAGTAGGCCCTGTTGGTCCAGTAACACCTGGAGTACCTTGTGGGCCTTGGTCCTGCGAAAGTTCTACACCAACCTGTGGTGTGATGTTCTCAATAACAAGAATTGTGGTCAAGTTGTCACTGCTCCTGTCACGATAAATTTGCCTTCTAAAATTCGTGTAACTTCTGAACCAGAATCTAATACTAGATCGTATGAGTAACGACCTGCTGCAATAGCTGCAGTAGTTGCTGCGCTCAGTGTGACGTTAATACGTCCTGTTAATGCTGTCAGAACCATAGCGCCATTGGCTGTACTTGCTACTACAGTTGTAGTAGATGCACCAACGAATGGGCGAACAGTCATAACGCCTGTGTAACCAGTTAGGTTCCAAGGAGTTGAGTCGTTCTTGATCTGAAATTGAAAGTTAAATGTAGTTGCCTGGTCACATACCAGGTTGTATTTAGCACTCACGCTGACACCGCTCTGAGAGCCTGCGCTGCAGGTAGGCCAGTAGTCCTAGCGATAAAATTGCATACACCACTAAAGTCAAGCCAGTCACCTTTAGGATATTCAACTTCTGTTGTGAGCGCAAAAGTGATGTCTTCCGTTCCTATAATAATAGATCCGTTAGGACCTGTTCCTTCAGATACTAATTTGAAAGTCTTATTAGCGTATGTTGTGCCAGTTTGAACAAAGGCATACTTGCCAAAGGCAACCTGACCTGCGATAGAGTTGTTACAACTATTGCAACGAGTAAGTACCCACTTAGTAGATGCGGAACCTTGGTCTGTTACATAGTAGACACCGTTAGTTGTTGGGTCAGTATTCTGCCAGTACAAGACTCGCTCACCTGTTGAGATGGTGTGACCATCTACTACAAGTCGAGCATTAGAAGGTGCTGTTAATGTTGCACCAATTCCATAACCACCATCTGCTCCTAGTGTTCCTGGTGCATAAACACCAGATGTAGGTGCAGTTGTTGCTGCGTGTACAAATGGGAAGTTGCTCTTAATCTCATTAAGAACTCCAACTGTGTCATCAACAGTAAGCTGGACATCTCTTGCTGCTGCCCATTGGCGAGCAGCTAGTGCCATATCAACCATTTGTGCAGATGTTCGATAGGTGCCACCATTAGCAAGTCTGTTCATCTCTGCTAGTAAAGTTGTACCGTAAACTCCTAGTGCCACCTATCTACCTCACTTCTTCTTTTTACGAGCCGCTGCTGCGTTATCTACTAAGTTTGGATAAGGTCGTCCTGCTGCCTTAGCCCGTGCTTTTGCTGCCGCCTTTTGTGCTGGCGTTAATGTCTTTGACTTCTCTTTAGGATTCTTTGTATCCCAGAATGCTGTTTTCTTTTTCATTTGCAACTACAATCCCAAGCACGAAGTGACTTGTTAATTCTTGAGTTCGGATCTTTAGCTGTCTTACTAGAAGTGTTCTTTGCCTTCATCCCACACATACGACCACAGAAAGACTTACGACGTCCTGCAGACTTAGGAGACTTAGCAGCTTCGGCCTTCTTAACCGGAGGCTTTAGGTTCATACCCGCAGCCTTGGCAGAGGCACGACCTTTTGCATTCAGGCCACCCTTTGGGTTCTTACCTTCTGCTCTCTGCCACGCTGGAGACTTTGCCATCTACTTCTTCTTACCCATCTTCTTCTTGGTCATCTTTGCCTGAGATAGTGCAATAGCAATTGCTTGCTTCTTGCCCTTTACTACTGGGCCTTTACTAGAACCAGAGTTCAAAGTTCCTGCCTTAAATTCTTTCATTACCTTGGCGACTTTAGCCTTTTGTGCTGCCTTCTTCATTAGCACTTACAAGATTTCTTTGACTTACCGCACTTCTTGCACATACCTGCCATTGGCTTCTTCTTCATTATTTTGCTGCCTTTCCCATAGCTCCTGTTTGGATTGATTCATAAGATGAATACTTTGCTGCGTTTGGATACTGCTTGTCTGGTGCTGGATAAGGCTTGATGTCTTCTTCTAAGCCCATATCGTCCATCATTGAATTTTCTGAATTCTTCATTACTACTCCTTAAATGTCATTGAGATTCCATCGAATGCCTTACCGGCCTCGTTGGAAAGTTGAACTGCTGCGTTTATATCTGCACTCTTTGTTGAACGTGGTTCTATACCCTGTCGCGTTGCATCGTAATAGGACTGTAATTCCCTATCGTGTTGCTTAGCAGTAGGTATACCTCTGTGATTAGCAGCTCCTACGCTCAACTCTAGTTCTCCTACTTTGCAACCGAAGCATCCTTCGACATACTCAAGGTGCGTTGTGCGTCTATGTAAACTCATACTGGAGTTAACCAACTTCCGTATCCTGCAGCAGTAAGCACCGCTGCTTGGTAATCGCTGATCTCATATTCGTGACCGCCAAGGAAGTAATAACTAGCTGCTGCTAAGTCATCTTGGCTTGGAGTCAATGTTGCTACAACATTAGTCCCATTAACAATTAAGGTTTGGCCTCGTGGGATATCTGTCATACTAGGAGCAATAGCTCCATCAATAGTTCCACCATTAAAACGACGCCCTGCAAGACGTGAGTACGGAGTAAACTCGGTGTAGCCTGCGCCCCAAGTTTGCCACTGGTACGGAGTCATTAGTGTGTATGGCATATCCAACCTTTCCTAAGTGACAGAGGGTAGGTTTCCCTACCCCCTGCCGTTGCACTAGCGGAATTATCCGTTTGTTGCTGCAGACTCAATGCGATAGAGCGCTGCTTCACGAAGGCGTGCAAAGCCTCCGAAGTAGTACCAACCGATTGTGCGGAAACGACGTAGCGCATCAATCTCTGGACCGATAACGGTTGAGATGTCTGCTGCCTGTGCTTCAGCCAATGCTTCACGACCTGCGACGATTGCGCGGTAGTTGTTGGTGAATGTAACTGTACCTGTATCTGCGCTTGACACGTTTGCTGTAGTCACTGCGTATGTGAAGGTAGTAGTTGATGGAACAGATGCGATTGTAAATGTTCCGTTAACAGTTGTGTTTGTTACAGCAGCAACTGTTACGACCTGGCCTACGCCAAGACCGTGAGCAACTGCTGTTGTGATTGTTGCAACGTTAGTTGCCACTGCTGTGTTAGTGATTGCAACTGTAGGTGTGATACCTGTAGCTAGCTTTAGACCATTGATAACACGTGGTGTCTCAACGATGAAAGCGCCTTCGATAACGCCTACTGCACCAGCAACGAACGGTGTACGCTCAACGTACTTTGTTAGCTCCTGGAATCCACCTGTACCAGTTTCAGCACGAAGATCGGCTGACTGACGTGGGTGTAGGTATGCAGCATATAGTTCGCCCATACGAGGCAATGCCTTGTTTGTGCGTAGTGATACTACAGCGTTACGGATGTCAGAGACTGACATTGTATCTACTGGTAGAACTGTTGCTGATGAAGTTGGAGCAGTTCCTGAAGGACCGTTTGCGTAGATCACGTTGGTACCTGCTGCGAGGACCTGTGCTACAACGTTATCAATAGAATCTGCTGCGTTGTACGCGATGATGTCAGCAAGAGCTGAATCAACGTCGTTGAAAGAAGTTAGGTTTAGCTTCTTTGTTGTTGTAACTGCTGAACCGTATTCGTTCAGTGTTACTGTAACCTGTGATGGGTTACCTAGTGCAATGCTTGATACATCTGATGTTTCTGTCAATGTAGAAGTAGCTTGTGCCAAATCTGAGTAGATTGAGAAAACAACTGATGATCCTGGCATTGCCTGTTGCACTGGCTTAACATCGGCAAGTGAACGCATAACAGGAATGGAACGTAGTGCCATTCTTACATACTGGTCGTATGCTGCTTGTACGAGGTTGCTGATGCTAGACGTGGTGGTGGGGGTACCTGATGGGATAGCCATTTATGGTCTAGCCTTTCTGTTTTAGGATCGGATTAGAGTCCAGACAATCTAATGACATCATCCAGTTCTTCTTTGCTGTTAGCATTCATTAGTTTTTGCATAATATCTCCGTTGTGTTCTGGTGAAACACCAGAGTCTGCGGAGTTAGTCATACGCTTATATGCTGCAGCATCGTTTGGATTTACATTATGTGTCTGGGTTTGGCTTACTTCAATGCCGAATACATCGGCATAGTCTTCAAGCCATTTAGATACAGACTCTTCAGTTGGGTCTATATCCTGTGGGATAAATGAAGCAATTTTGCTGTTTACCCCGCGACTTGCGAGGGCATCCTTTATTGCTCGTTCGCGTTGGGCCTTGTTCAAAGACTCAAACTGAGCCTTAAGCTCATTTAGTTCTTTGTCTTTTTGCTTAGACGCTTTGCGTAGTTGCTTTACTAGGTCGTTAGATGAGTCATCCATTGTGAAGTCGTCATCATCCTCGTAGTCGTAATTGGACATAGTGGTCCTTCTCCCTATTAGTTGTTGGCATAGGCCTCACATATCCTTGGGGCGGGTTATGTGGCTCCTACTACTGGTTTTGTTATCACTCCAATGGACCAGTCATCCCATTGGCAGGCTTTTTATTTAGAAACCGCCAGCGCGATCACGCGCTAGTGCTCCTTGGCTTAGTCCGGTTTGACCACCAAAGGTAGCCTTTTCCAGTCCAGTTAGTTTCTGTCGTTGTGCTCTTGATTCTTGAGCACCAGGAACATTGAATACTTCTCTTTCAGCAGTTGTCTGTGTGTATGGGTTCTCGCCATACATTGACGCAAGTTGTGAACCACGTTGTAGTCCACCTGCAATAGTTCCGTAACCTTGCTGAGCAGTTGCCTTATTGACACCGTAGCGTGCTAGGTATTCAGCATCAGTTACATTTGTTGCAAGTCCCATCTGAACTGCTGATGATCCAACTTCTGCTGCAGTAATGCGACGCTTGATTTGCTCTAGTCCCTTAGTAGGATCTAGTGCATAAGCAAGCAAATCGCCGTTGCTAATATCTGGGTAGAAAGTTTTAAGTGCAATGCTTACCTCTGGGTTAGCATAGAGTACGCGCTGTTGTGCTGTAGATACGCGATCTTCTAGTTCAACTGCAGATACGTCGTTAGCAATGAAGTTAGTGAAACCATCTTGTACGCCTAGGTCGCCACGCTTCCAGTAAGACTCTGGTAGTCCAGCGTTACGCAAGATGTTCTGGTACTGGTCCTCAAGACCTAAGTACTCAGCTTCACCGATTGCTTTAAGTCCTTTAGCAACACGTTGAGCATTTGCAGCAAATCGCTTCTTGTAGGCTTCTGACTCACGCAACTTAATAGTAAACTCAGCAGGTGATGCACCTGATTGGATAAGTCCACGCAGTGGTTCTACTAAAGAACCAAGGCCATACTGTGAAAACTGCGCATACAGTAAGTCGTAGGCTGATTGACGCTCTGCTGCAGCGGCAGCATTATTTGCATCTGCTGTTAACTTCTTATCGCTAAGAAACTTTTGGTATTGAACATACGCTGCTTGATCTGTAAAGACGGTACCGTCAGTTGCTGTGTATTTTGTAACACCATCACCATCTTTGGTATCACCATCTTTGGTATCACCATCTACGGGAATAACTTTCTTAGGTGGCTTAAGGCCGATAAGAGCGTATTGCTCATCTGTTAAGGTGCCACCATTAGCAAGAATATCTTGGATCTCTTTAATTTTTTTAAGTTTATCGCCATACCCTGCAGAAATAGCAGCTTTATCTGCGGCTTCTTTTGCCAATCTATCCGCTTCGGCTTTTGACTTATTTGCTATCTCTTGTAATCTATCTGCTTCAATTTGCTGAGGACTCTTGTTGCCAGTAGTAACAACAGAACCACCGCCATTAGCAGCCTGAGCAGTTAGAGTTTCTGCTGTTTTCTTTGCATCAGCTGCACTCTTCTGTCCTTCAAGGGCATCAAGTTGAGCTTGCGTTAAACCATCTTTAACAATCTTAGTTGCATACTCATCATCTGCAGTTTGCTGGGCAGTTGATGTTGTAGAAGTTTGTGCAGGGTTAGAAGCTGCGTTGATACCAGCAATAGTATTTGTATTGACGCCTGATGTAGTTGTAACAGTTTTCTGCGCTGCTTTATCTGTCTTAGCGCCATCAGCTTTAGTTTGTTCGTCAACAAGTACTGCAACGGGTACACCACTTGCTGCCTCTACTGCCTTAAAGTTTTCCAATAGGCCAATGTACTCAGCATAAGTCATACGATCTTCTACTGGTAGGGATGCTTGTAGTGCATTCCATTCTGCTGCTGTATATTTTTTAGCCATTGGTTACCCCGTAAATCCAAAGTCTTGAAGGACCTTGAGTGCTCCGCTAGATACTTCATCTCTAGCACTCTGTGTGTACTGCCAACGATTGTCTTGACGCAGTTGACGCTTGAAATCAAACAGGTTCATATCGCCCTTATCTGTAATAGCAGAACGCAATGTTGGATCGTTAAGATCAATTTGATCTGGGTTAATCTCAAGTACTGCAGCCATCTGATTTTTGTATGGAGCGTACACGTTCTCAAGGTCATATCCTTGATTAAGAAGGTTACGTACATATTGTGGCTGGCCTTGTCCTGCAAGAACACGAGCATCTTGTGCTACACGATTGATGTCAATAGTTCCTGCTGCAAGTCCCTGAAGGACTGCCTGCTCGATATCTCCACCAGTTGCAGCTGTAGAGATATTAGGCAGAATGTCCTTCAAACTAAAACCATTTGCCTTAGCAATTGATTGGAGAGTCTGGTAATTCTGTAATGCCTGACCGCTATATGCAGTTACATTCTGAGTACCAGTTCCATTACCGACAATGCTGGACACCTTACCAATGAACGGAATAATAAGAGCATTGATTGCTAGTGGGTCATCATCTAGGAAACCATCATAGATCTTTTGTGCAACAGATTGTGCTTGTTCATCTGTTAAAGTAACTCCAGCGATCTCTCTTGCCTTGGCTTTAACAGCACCAATTTGCTTCTTAAGATATAGGCCGTAATCTGTTTTGCTAACGTCTTCACCGGCTGCACGAAGTTCATCATATTTAGCACGATCAACAATACGAGTACGTAGATTTGAAGAGTTCTTCTGCCACCAAGTCGTACCACGAGCTGCAGCAAGGAACTTTTCATTATCCCAGCCTTCATCAACTGCCTTGACTAGAATGTCACCTAGGCCTGGTACGGTATTAAATAAGTAGTCAGGTAAGTCATACCAGAATTCAGTTTTCTTAAGAAGGGTTTGAAGATCTGAAGGAGTTTTTGTGGGGCCAGATGGACCAGATGGACCTGATGGGCCAGAAGGACCTGAAGGACCTGAAGGACCTGAAGGACCACTACCACCTGTCTTTGGTGGAGTACCAGTTGCGCCAGTTTTTGGTGGAGTACCTGTGGCACCTGTCTTTGGTGGAGTGCCAGTTGGACCAGGCTTTACTGTAGGTGTTCCAGTAGGACCAGGCTTTGGTGCACTTGAAGAAGTAGTCCGACGTGCTTGAACTAAAATATCATTTGCCTTTTTAATGGCAGCGTCAACTGCCTTGTTGACTGAGTTATAGTCCTTGACTAACTTGTCAAATTCTTTTTGTTCTACGCCAGAGAGTTTATCTCCACGAGCAATCTTATTAGCCCAGATCTTTAACTTTGCTTCGTACTGCGTAAGAGTTGGCTTTAGACTATTAGCATACTCAAGTTGCTTCTTAGATAATGCTTTAACTTCTGCAGATGCTTTGTTTTTGGTTGCCTCAGCTTGTGCTTTTTGGGCCGCTGTACGCGCATTGCTCTGTGCAGTTTGAGCGTCCTTGATAAGTTTGTTGACATCAATTGCCATTAGCGACCACCCAACGCATTCATAAATGTTTCATAGAAACCAAGGACCTTATTAGCCTTGCCTTCATCTGTGCCAGCAACCTGATCTAGTAGATACTGTTGCTCACTAATACCTGGTGTAGTCACACGAGTCTGCTTACCACCTACTGTCTTGTAGGTAGTAGTAGATGCAGCCTGTTGCTGAATCTTCTTAAGACCAGATGTGTACTTCTTGATCTCAGCATCTGTAGCGTTACGACCAAGTGAGTCTTTGATAACAGACTGAATCAGCATCTTTGCTGCCTCTGGTGTGTAGGCAGTGATATCTTCAACTACAGAAGGCTGGCCTGTGCCGCCTCCTATTGGTTCAAGTTGAGCAAAAAAATCATCACGGCTGATAGGGCTAACAGCGTTGATAGATAGGCGATCTGTTTCAACTCTAGTTAGCGCCTGCTGTAAAGCAGGTGTGTACTTACCAGTTATCTTGCCCTTGTAGTACCCAGCTGTTTTAAGAACCTTTGAATAACCAGTAATAAGTGCAGGACTCTTAGCTACAATCTTAAGGAAGTCAGTGAAGTCACCTGCTGGAGAAGTGCCAGTATTTGCTGCGCTACTTGCTGCTGCAGTACGTGCTCTATCTTTTGCTTGTGCCGTAGCACGTGCTTGATCTGGTGAACTCATTAGTCTCCTAGCAATCTACCAAAGAGTACGTTGTAAGCACTCACGGTGTTTTCATTGTATTGTGAAAGTTCTCGCATTTTGATAATGGTTTCATCTTTGTTCATCTGTGACAAGAATCGGCTACCGCCAAATTGGTCTAGGTCCTTCTTTGAGTTCTTGTAACTCTCGTAAAGATCTACCATCTTGCGTAGAGCCTGAACAGTTCCAGGAGCTGCCTTGTCTGCTGTCTTTGACTTAAGCATTGCTGATAAATCATTATAGGCATTCATACGCTCAATAGCCTTTTGGCTGCCCTGAGATAGTTCTTCTTGAACTAATGGACGCCCAGCCTTGTAGATTGTTGCCCAATCTGTAAACTCTTTACGAAGTTGAGTACGTTCAAAGTCAGTTGCAACAGACTCAAGGTTTGCCTCGTATGCGTTCTTCTTCTCATAATAGACCTGCATATCTGAAGCGGTCTGTACTTCACGAAGGAAGTCTGTAACTGTCTTGTTCTTGCGAAGTCCCATATCAGTCATAGTCTTGTACGCATCCCAAGAGTAACCGGCCTTGTGAGGAATCAAGAAGGTTGCACCTTGCTTGAACTCCTTGAACAACTCTTGGTTACTATCTACAAAGTCACCAGACTCTTGTGCGTAACGGAAGTACGCAACAGTTGAACGGTCTGATTCAGAGATAGTAAACGGCATTTGATCTGGGAAGTACTTAACCCACTCAGCCATTGCTGTGTCATAGTCACCAGTCTTATCAAGAAGACCGTACCAAACTTGCTTAAAGTTTGCCTCACCGTTACCGCGTACCCAGTCAGCCATATCAGACTTGAGCTGTACAGAAGGTGTAGCAGGTGCTACGAAACCGTAGATAACACGCATACCTAGGATACCCAGTGTGGTGTTCTTAAGTTTAACGCGGTAATCTTCAAGTTCTTTAGCAGTAAATGGAATTGGAGTTCCATCTTCTGCAAACTTCTGCTTCAATCCGTGACCAGATGCCTCAAGATAAGTCATAGCCTTACGAGATGCGCTGGCATATTGACCATCGCGCTCATCTGTGTTCATTGCTGCATAGATACGGTTAACGTGTGCTGGCAAGAACGCTGAAACCATTGGTTGGTCTTCTGCATACTTACCCAAAAGCGCAGTTGTGATGGTATCTGCAGCACCTGGGTTAAAGATATCCACAACATTAGATAGAACCTTGATAGATACACCTGATAGTGGACCAGCAAGGGTAGGAATTGCAGAGTCTGGATTCAAAGATGGTGTAATCATCTTCAAGTTAGCACCAAACTGCACTGGCAGTGGCACCTTAAACTCTGCTGGTACACCTAATGCAACCATTACAGACTGAACTGCCTTGTAAACATACTGTGTACCAGGATAAATGAAGTATGGCTCACCCTGATCGTCGTGTTGTACCCAACCTGAGTGTGTAATTCCCTCGTATGTTAGTGATGCACGAGCAATTGACTCTGGGTTGTAGCGTACAACGCGATAAACACGGCGATAGAAGTCTTCAGTAGCACGATAGAAGCGTGCGAAGTTACGTCCAGAGAAAGCCAACTGGCTTTGTACCAGTGGATTATCCACATAGGCAAGGACCTGTGAAGCTGCACGCTCTTCAATGATAGTTGCTAGTTCCTTTTGAGCAAACGTTTCTGCCTTAGCAAGCGCTTTTTCATCTGTGATGCCACGCTTGTGAGCATTGATAAATGCTTTATCAAAACCAGTCTTCTCGAATTCTTTACGAATCTTGATTATCTCTTGGATAACCATAGGCTCACGTGAGAAACGAGCATTAGAGTTACCTAGCCAGTCCCAACCCCACTCCATCAATGATGTTGTGTAGTTACCTGTATCCGATACAGCTACTAACTGTGGTCCAAGGATGTACTGTGGTGCATCTGTTGCTGAAGTTGGTAGGTCATCTAGTGAAATTTGACCTGAAATCTTGTAACTACCAAGCTCATCATCATACTTACGGATCTTATTAAGTAGATCTACGTTGATTGTTGTGCCATCTTGCTTAACAAACAACTGCTTTGCAGCATCATAAATACGCTGAGCGTGCTCTTCTGCGCTTACATTGCGCTCTTCTAAGCGAAAAGCCTTAACAAGTTTTTCATTGTCTTTATCCATTAGCCAGTCAAATAGTTTGCCAACTGCAATCTCTTCTTTATCAAGGTTAGCAACAGCAATGCCACCTAGTCTGTCATTGGCATAGTAGCCAATACGCATAGCCCAAGCTACTTGAGATTCCATACTAGCAAGTGGTGCCATCTCTGTGAAACCACGTGAACCTTTAGCACGACGAACGTTTTTAGGAAGGTTGTACTTAAGTTCTTCTGTACGAACCTTGTTCTTACGTGCAAAGTTTAATGTACGAGTATAAGAATCAACACCAGTAAATGTATTTTTACTGCCCTCAACAAAGTCCATAAGTGCATTGTCTAAGTCACCGTGCTTGATCTGTGCAGCAAGTGCTGCGCGATCTGATTCATTAAACTTACCTAGGCCAGCCTTTTCATAAAAGCGAGCCATCTTGCCCTCATTGAGAGCATTAGCCATAATCTCACGGATCTGCGCTACATCACCATCTGCTGCTTGAATTGCAGCACCGTATGCCTTTGCTTCTTTCTTATTGATGAAGCGAAGCGCACCACCTAGTGGATTTGCTGCAGCTTGCTCAAACTTAGTTAAACCCTTTTCCATCTGCTTAGCAGTATTTAGTCGGGTTGAAAGCATACGACCTTTAACAAGACCAAATGGTGACTCACCAATTGCAAGGTGGACCATCAAGTCTTCAGATGCGTTACGAAGTGCATAACGTGGACCGGCTAGAGTTGCAAATGACCACATACTTGTCATCTTGTCTACCCAGTCAGAGTGCGCTACACCAAGCATACGTTGGATAAGACCAGATCGTGCAGATGCACGGTCAATATCACGAACGCTAAGAGTGGTTACAAAGTCAGATGTATCTGAAAGGATAAGAGCAACTTGCTCATCTGTTCCTGGTAACTTAGCTGGGTTGTATTCAACACCATTTCTCATTTCAGTCATTGCAAACTTAGGATCTGCCTTACCCTGCAAAGCACGGGCAATTGGCTGACCTTCTTTAGTTACATTCAGACCACGGATATCTGCAATGGTTGATTGTAGGCCGTAGAAGATTTCCTTCTTAAGTCCTACCTCAGCATCATCAAATGCCTGAGCCATTAACTTTGCATCGTTGCGTGGTAGAACCAAGCGTGCATACTGATAAACCTTTTTAGCTGCATCTTTTGCAGTTACATCTAACTGGTTGTTTTCAAAGATAGGGATAAGTTCAAACTTAGCCTTAAAGCGGTCAATGCGATACTGGATCTGTTCAGTTGAAAAACGAGCCATACCCTTAGCATCATAGTTGGGCTTAATAGCATCTACGATAGCTTGACGATTTTCGGTAACTGTTTCTTTAATGCCGTCATTAGTTGCTGCTCCACCAAAGAATAGGTTGTCAACAAACTTAGAACCCATAAAGTCAATGTTAAATGTTTTATTAGCAGTTGTAACTGTCTTGATGCGAGCCTGACGTAGTGGGTCTAGGCGTGGAATCATCACACGCTTGCGACCAATCTGACCAAGCATCATTTCTTTAACTTGATCTGCGTTCATAAAGAACGCCTTAGCAGTATTGGCATCCTTGATAGGAGTCTCAATGTTAACAAAAGACTTGATAACTGCATCACCAAATTCTGGTGCTGTGATTTCTAGTTGCTTTTTAGCTGCAACTCTTTCAGCAGTTGTTTTTGCTTCACGGTACTTAGTAAGCTGTGCTCCGTAAGTATCCCAAAAGTTTATTACCTGTGGTCGTGCAAAGATCTCGTCAACCTTGCCAGTTCCTTTTTCCAAAGAACCGACTACTACAGCTAGCGAATAGTTTTTAATATCAACCATTTTCTTAGCCTTACCAAGACCAAGCAATGGATCTGCATATACACGGTAGGCTGCATCAACAGCACCGGAGATGGCCTTGTACATAAAGCCATTCTTAATTAAGTCACCAGGTGTGAGGGAGTCAACTGCATTTGCAATGAATCGTCCTGGAGAATACTTAGCAGCGCTAACTGTATCTAGTGCATCGTTCCAAAGAGTATCTTTGTTCTGCTGAACCGCAGAAGCAATTGCCTTCTCAGCATCTGTACCAGTTGCAAGAATATCGCTGAGCTTGTCTCCTTTAGAGACACGCATAGCAACGTTAATGCGATCATCACCGTATTGACGCTTTGCAGTATCAATGCGGGTTGGGCTAAATACATTGTCGCCTTTATCGCTTGCAATATCCCAAGCGTTGCCTTTACCAAATGGTGATACACCTTGGTCAATAGAAATAAGGCCAGTACGTGCTACGCGAGTAGCAAGGTCAGATGCTTCTTGTGCTAGTGCAAATGCACCACCAAGTGTGTAGTGCCAAGCAGTTCCTAGCCAACCACGGTTGGCTTTCTTTGCTGGATCTTCTTGTCCTGCAGTCTTAACAAGTGCTGCTTGTTGAGCAGGTGTCTTAGATGCAAATGCTTGTTGTGCCACATTTTGTGGGAGGTTAGAAAGTTCACGGTGAGTTGCAAGAGTTTTGCTGAGATCTTGCATTGCCTTCTTTTCTGCAGGAGTTAAACCTGCAGCAGAAGCTGCTGCGTTTAGATCAGCCAATTAGTCACCTCGCGCAATTGCCTGCTGATACAAGATGGCAATAGTTCCGTCTGTATCAAATGGCAACATCTTTGCTAGTGTATCTGAAGTCTTTGCAACTGACTTCTGCATCATTAAAGCGCTTGCGCCAGGACCTGCACCCATATCAATACCTGCTGTAATAGGTTCGTTAGGACGTTGTGATGGTGCATATAATTCTGTTAGTGGTGCCTGTGTTGCTGCTTCGCGTACATCTCCTGCGCGAGCAGGGCGTACATCTGCGGTCTTAGATAGCGGAGCACCAGACTTAATAGCCTGTGTCTCGACGCCTTCGCCGTATGCAGTAGAACCCATTTGTAGATTATCGGTACGTGTAGAGAACTTGCCTGGACCTGCTGGTCCTGCCAGTGGATTCATCATACTCACTGTTGGTCCTCCTCTAATTTTTCTAAATCGTTTGCCATATCTTCCCAAGCCCTATTGGTTTGAGTAATATGATTTGATTGGTAAATTGCTAACTCCATCAGTTCACCTGTTAAGGTTTCAATTGATGAAGCAATGTTGTGTATAAAGCCTACGCCTACAACAAGAAAATCAAGAAAGCGCACTGGACGAGGAATGTAATTATCATCTTTCATCGCCCAGTACACCTTCCATTAAAAAGTTATTATCCCTTTTTTACTGCATTGCCACGACGGCCTGCTGGCATCATTGATGGAACTACCTTGCCTGGTCCTGCTGGCTTAGATGTGTCCTTCTTGCCTTCAGTTGGCTTTGACATTGGCGCTGCTGCGCGAGATCCCTTGTTCATATTTACACCTCCTCTGCTTAAGCTGCGCCGGTGATACCAGCGAGTAATTGGGCTATATCGGGTTTTTGACCAGCAGCAGGGGCCATACCACCTTGTTCTTGTGGAGGTTGCGCTGAGGCTGGGGCGGGGGCCGCACCTGCCGCTGGAAGCTGTGGGCCACCTGCCATCGCCATATCTGGCGCAGGTGGTGGCGGTTCTGGTGTAAATGCTTTTTCGATTACTGACTCTAGTGATTGTCCCTTTTGGCGACCTTGGATAACACTTGCGATACGTGAGATAATCTCACTAGGGTCTTGGCCTTGCGCTGCAAGGGCTGGAATGGCTTGAGCATACTGAGCAACAGCCACCCGCAAAGAATCGCGCATTTCTTCGATATCAACACGTTGTTCCTCCTGCGTAACATTTAAGTCCATTGGAATCTCACGACGTACATAGTCACGAGATACGAGCTTGTCTGAACGCATTTGTAGTAAAGCAATGATGGCACGGTTTGGGTCCATACCAGACATAATTCCGTAGCGTACATCTACGCCGTACTCACCCTTGATGTCACGAGATGGTGTGTACTTTAGAACGTAAGGTGTTCCGTCATCTGTTCCCTTGATGGTCTTTGGAATACCACCAAATACTTTCTCATCTGCTTCAAAGCAAACTGAGATAAGTTCTTGGAACATACGAGCAAACTGTGCTTGTGCTGCCTTGATCTGTGTATCAAAGCCAGCCTGTAGTGCTTGCACACCACGGCCTGTTACAACTGATGCGTCAATGTTACCTGAACGAGACTCAGGGTAACGAGCACCAAGACGTAGTTCACGCTCTAGTACGCCAGACTCTGTAAAGACTCCAGGTGGTAGTTCTAGTGGAACACGACGAATACCTTGTGGGTTAGCAGAACGCATAATTGAATCTGGTCCAAGTGCCAACTCCTGCACATCCTGTGGGATAGCAATAGGTGCTTGGATAGATTTCTCTGCTGCTTGGATCTGCAATACTGCAAAGCGAGCACGAGCTAGCTGAACTGATAGAACATCATCAAACTGTCCACGTGCTTCACCATCAAGGGAAGAACGCATTACAACAGATGCCATTGGCTTGTTCAAGATGTTAGGCGTGCGGGAGAGTACTAAGTTCTTACGCTCTGGGATATAGAGCAGGTCCTGATCTTTGTCGTGGTACTTGACCATTGAGATATAAGGAGAAGAAAGAGCGTACTGGTTTCGCCCTAGAATTAAATCGTAATACTCTGGGTACTGCGCTGCTAGTGTCTCTGCATCGGTAACGATGACCTGAGTAACAGATAGCACACGACCATAACGATCTAACTCTGGGTAAGTACCGAATGGATTGAGCATACGGATACGAGGGTTGTTGTCCTCAAAGTCCATCTCAACCATACCGATACCAAGACCGTAGGTGTTATACCAGTCTGCTGCTGTGTACATCTGCAGTTGTAGGTCAGAGTTTGTTACATAAAAGTTTGCAATACGAGTTCTAGTATCTGCTGCCTTGCGTGCAGAGTCTGAAACCATATTAGTTGCTGAGCAGTTAAATGATGGCAGTGGTGCCATCGCTTCTGCTAAGTCACGTGCTGCTACGTCAATGAAGTTTGCAACCAGAGGCTTTGGGTATTCCTCTGAAAACATTGCTGGGTATACCTTAGAGATATCTCCCTGACGCACCGAGAGCACATCACGCATACGTTGATCTCGCGCTGATGAGCGAGTACGTAAGCGTGCGAGCTTAGCGTCTACTTCTTTGACTGATAACAATGTGGGGTCCTTACTTCTTCTTTTTGGCTTTTGCCTTATTTACTTCGTTGGTAACGTATGCACCAGTTACTGCGCCTTTTACATAGGCTCCAGCTTGCTTTGTTTTTCCTCTAGCAACACTGCCTTTAGTAACTGTTGCAACTTGCAACGGGGTCTGCCCTTTTGTCTTTTTTATTACAGTTACTTTAGTTCCTTTGACTGGAGACTTAGCACCTTCTTTATACTTCTTAGGTGCTTGCTCAACAATGTTTGCATTCTTGCCTTGAGTAAATTTACGTACTACTTCTTTACTTTCGCCTGGAACCATCTTCTTAGCAGTTGTTCTTGAAACAAACTTTCCTACAGTTGATGCTGCTTTACCAGTAGGAATAAGATTTATAGCGACTACGGCTGCATTCTTTGCGCTTTTTTTAAGCACAGTCTTTGCTGAATCTTTTGATCTCTTGTCGTAATTTCTTTTTGCTGCTTGTCCTGATTGAGCCATTAGAGATCCTTACTTCTTTTTAGTTAATCCTGGGTACTTCTTAGCGATGGCCTTCTTTGCATCCATCTCTGCCTTCTTAACACCAGCAGGTGATACACGCTTCTGCAATGCTTCTACTGCAGCAGGTCCTACTAGCTTCTTAGCTGCGGCCTTGACTACTGCCTTCTTTACTGCTGCTTTTTTTGCAGCTGGAAACTTAGCGCCTTCTGGCATCTTGCGTGCTGGCATCTTGTCCATTGACTTGCTCTTCTTCATTTTGTCTCCTTAGATGAACGTACGATCTTTTTCTGCAAGCAGTTCATCTATATTGATAACTGTTCGCTTGCCCTGTTCGTAACGAGACAGGAATGGATTTTTTAGATGGTGGGTCTTGTGCATACCTTGGTTGAGCATCTCACGTGCTCTGATCTCACAGAACCACAGAGCCATCACCATATCGGTCTTACCCTTAGTAGTAGGTGACCACGTAATCAATTGCTCGATAAGCGCCTTGACGTTTTCAGTCTGGTCACTAGGTAAGTGAATAAGATTGTCGCGGTGATGCTTACCATCAAATTGCTTTGTGCCAAACAGTGTAGACATAGAAGCTACACCGAATCCGGAGTCCCACTTGTTAGTTCCAGTATGGTGTTCACGTAATAGAACGCCACGGCTTGCAAGATTTTGGCGGATGCCTTCGTCCTGCGTTAAGAAAGATTGAAAAGCGTTCTTCTCTACTATCCACTCGCTAGGCTGGTATAGGGAAGTCCAGTCAAAGATTAGTTGACGGATCGCAGCAGGTGTTGGCCTAGTAATCTTAATAGCATCAACGATATAGCGTTTATGTGTAGCCCTATCAACAGCGTAACAAACGACGGCTGTATCACCAACCATAGCGGGATCAAGACCACAAATAAAAGAAAAGCCATTAACATCACGCGGATGGCCTGGGTTACCAGGAACCAAACGACCTGCTTTACGCATACCATCTATAGAACCTCGCACACATACTGGATCAAAGATGGCATCATCTGAGATATCTTGTTGTTGATACACCAAAGCCCAGGTGCTGGCATCCATAGCTTGGCGTTCATTGTAAAGGTTGCGACCATTCCATCTAGGGTAGAGGCCGTCTTCGTTCTTGTCAGATTCCATCTGACCATCAAAAGGAGCATCACTTGCAGGCCAGAGGGTTTCCCACTTCTCAGGGTCCTCATCTGTCTTTAAGAGCGCTGGCATAGCCAAGTACTTCCACGGGACCAGTCCACCAGGGTAGCGGTCTTCGTTACGTAGCTCGCGGTATAGGTCCATAGCTGAAACTCTGGTACCGATAACTACAAGTTTACCCGTAGGGTTCAAACGTGATCGAACGTCCTGGGTTAACCAGCGGATCTGCTTCTCAAACTCGTTAGCGTTCTTTAAGGTAACAGCGTCGTCTACGATAATCATATCTGCACGCTTACCGTAGATCTGACCACCGATACCAATAGCCTCGATGTTCGGGTCCTTTTCACTGGACTCACGTAGCTCGGAACCAAAGGTGACGCGGGTTGCCTGCCAGGATGCTGACTTAGAGTTAAACCCTACGCCAGCTGCGTAAGCCTGTTGGAGTGCTTCATACATTGGATGAGTCAGGCGTTGCTTGATGGCGTAGAGAAAGTCGGCAGCTAACTGCTGGGTCTGGGAAACAATCAAAACTCTAAAGTTGGGGTTGCGTACTACCTGCCACGTTACATAGTCAACCGTGATCGTAATTGACTTGGCGTGGTTGGGCGGAATGTTAATCAGAATTCTATTACTAGCCAGTCCTGGCTCATACTTCATAGAAGGATGTAGCCACCCAGGTTCACGGCCCTCGATCATATCTACCAGGTTTTGCTGATGGGCAAATGTCTGGGAGTGCAGGAACTTCTGGCGGAACTCGGCAAAGGTGATGTCGTGGACATCGGAGTCAATAAAGCTCTTGTCTTTCAGACCTAGGCGTGTTCGGTCAACCTTGTCTGTAAAGACCTTATCGGTACGTCGGTAGTACTCGTAAGTCTTAATGGATTTACCAGCGGAGGCACAAGCCTGCTCGATGGTCATACCCTCTGCTACACAGCCAAGGATAATACGCTTGGCGATATCTGCTGAGTTATCAGCCATCGTACTCCTTCTATAGTGGGCCACCCAAGATTCGAACTTGGAACCTTCTGCGTCGTAGACAGATGCTCTATCCGTTGAGCCAGTAACCCTTAAAAAAATTTTTTGAAATCGGACGTAATCGGATCGTATCTTATACTAGGCGAGGAAGGTTTTATCTACCAGTAGATAGTCCTATCCCCACTAAAAGTACTAGGCAGATCGGGCTTAGCGCCCGAAGGAGCCACAGCGAACTGAGGGGTAAGTTAGTACTCGGCCTAGGGGCCTCGCTAGAGGCCATACCGTTACTGCTCAGGGCTTTTCCTATTAAAACCCCTTACTATATATAAGGCAGGAAATTTAACGCATTTCTCGTTTTTAGAATGTGATCTGTGACACAGTATATATAACCGCAGGTCAGAGGCATATTACAGCTTTCACTTTAGCAAATATTTTTTGTTGGGGAGTATACAGACACCGCCCGCCCAATTCAACAACGGGGGGTGGTCGTTAGCGGTCAGACTGGTCAGCCCTGCCCTGCCTGTGGATAACTCTGCCTGCCTGTGGATAAGTTATTGGAAAGATTGCAGGGGCAGACTCTACTTACGGCACGCTATACCCCATACATTCCCACAATTTAACAATGACCTAACAGCCCGAACAGGTGACCCAATCCCCTGCCGTTATGGATTAGATCCTAAGTTACTCAAGCCCTGACCCTGGTAACATCTAGCTCGTGCCTTGACATAATGCGGGCAATTGTCTACCGGTTGCCACCTGAAAGCGTTACCTAATCGTTACCTGTTTTGGTGTTGTGTTGTTGCAATACGGTATAGTACGTGTATACTTACACCATCAACTCAATCACGAGCTGAGTTTACGAAAGGGTTACAAATGGCTAAAACACTCAAGGAATTAGCGCAAGAATTAAACATAGATTCTAAGTATTTTGACCGCGATTTCCTAATGTTAGACAATCGCTACGCGGTTATGCAAGATGAAAAGGGTTTACACCTTACCGACGTTTTCTCTTGGGCCTCATTCAATCCAATCAAAATCGGGCGCAAATCAAATGCAACAGCCAAGGGATTACAATTTCAACTAGGTCAATACAAGGTATATATCAAGCAACTACAGGAGGCAAAATAAATGACAACAGCAACAATAAGCAAGAAAGCACAGGCACAACTAGACCGCGATTATGCAAAAGAACACCTCCTCACTCACTACTTAACGGAGGGGGCTAAGGTCTACACAATTTTGCGTAGCCGTAGCGAAAGCGGAATGACCCGAAACATCTCCTTAGTAATTGCTCAAGGTGATGAGATTATTGATATCACCTACTACGCCGCGCACGCTATGGGCGAGAAAGTGAGCGAGAACAAGGGACACCGCGTTATAAAGGTAAACGGCGCGGGAATGGATATGGGATTCCATCTTGTGTATAACCTCTCAAGCGTACTGTTCGCGGGGCAAGAACGTGCGGGCTATGCACTAAAGCAAGGGTGGATTTAATGAAACGCTACAGCCTAACGATTGACTTTTACACAGACCGCGAACTTACCGAGGACGAACTCGGAGCTTTACAACTGCAACTAATTGCACAGATTGAGGAGCCAGTAAACGGCGAGGGAGATGGTGTCGAATACACGACAGAACTGCACAGCCTAATTATGGCGGAGGTGGGTGAATGACTCAATACATAACGCCGAGAGGCTGGCTAGTGGCCGGGATCCTGGTAGGGCTGGCTGTGTGGGGGCTGTGGGAGGTGGCGAGTCATCTTCTATGGACTGGCACGGGCTGGGAATGGTGCGAGGACTTATTAAACTGTGAGAAGGAGGGCAAGTGATGGGATATGAACCAGATTGGAATGAGCCAGAGTTTTACGAAGAAGAACAGGAAGAGTTAGCGCCAGAGTTCGACACACTAGAAGAGAAAGAGGGAGAGAGTAATGAGTAAGTGTGCAGATTGCAGTATTGAGATACCAACAGAACAACTAAGTGGGCTGGGAACCTGCCCTAATTGCGTAGGTAAATGGGTAAAGAGTTACCGCGCTTTACACGATAGACGATACGGAAAGAGGGTAAGCAAGTGAATAAAGAATACTTAGAAGCTAAGTTTGACCTGTGCATAAACCAAGCTGAAAAGAACATCAAGGAGGAGGAGATAGCAGAAGCCATCAAGAACCTCAAGCGTGCCAATAGTGCGCTCTCACAGCTATTTGGGTTTGAGGAGGAGGACAGTGAGTAACGTATACACAATTCACCCGCCTAAGTCTGACCTAATCCTATTCTATGAAATTATAGAGCCTAATAATGGTATCCGTTGGGGAGGAGGAGAAGCCAAAGATGCTATGCAGTGGCTATTCCTCGCACCGGTAGGCTCACGCCTATTGGTATCAGCGTGGGATAGTGATGAAGAGGACGCTCACCTAGTAGGGCAGACGATAGACATAACAGAGATTATTCAACAGGCAAGGGAGGTAGGACTATGAGCTACTGGCTAGGTTTGGCAGTAGTGATGGTGGTAGTCTATGTGCTTATTGTGTGGGAGGACAAGATCAATGGAGAGTAAAGAGGTAAGTGGGAAACAGGCCATTGAGTACCGCAACTATCGAAGAGCAAGAGACCGAGCACTAATCCGCTTGTCTCACCTATACGCTGACGAATACAGGCAACTGCTTGTGGAAGAGAGAGAAGTAGATGAGCAACAAGGCAAAAAGTGGATCGGTATTGCTGACAATACTCGTCTTACTATTACTACACGTACACGGGCGAACGCCGTCCCCGATGTCGCAGGACGTACCGATTATGATAGCTCGGACGAAGGCTACAATGGAGGAGAAGCGTGAAAACAAGGCACTTACGATTAGTTACGCAAGAGCACTCGGATACAACGACAATCAGATCAACTGCCTTATCAGCCTTTGGACCCGTGAGTCCAGGTTCGACCACCTTGCTCGCCCAAGAGACTCTTCGGGTAAACCAGCTTCGTCAGCTTACGGAATTGCTCAACTCCTTAGAGAGCGTAGTAGCCAACCTGAATTACAAATCCTCCACGGTATTAGATACCTTGCTCACCGCTACTCAGGGAGTGCGTGCCGCGCTCTTAGCCACTCCGATAGAAGAGGGTGGTACTGATGTTAACAGGCGTTAGTTTATTCGCAGGTGTAGGTGGCTTTGACTTAGCTATGCAACGACAAGGAGTAAAGGTTGTTGCCAGCGTAGAGATAGATAAGAACTGCAATCAGGTACTGGCTAACCATTTTCCTGACGCAACACAATTCACAGATGTAACCACAGTAAAGGGAGAGGACTTAATCAATGCAGGATTTACACCAAGCACAGGAATTATTACAGGAGGATTTCCCTGCCAAGACCTCAGCGTTGCTGGCAAAAGAGCTGGTCTTGCTGGCGCAAGAAGCGGGTTATTCTGGGAGATTGCAAGACTTGTGGAAGAAACGCAAACAGAATACTTCATCCTCGAAAACGTACCTGGTTTGCTATCCAGTAACGAAGGAAAAGATTTTGGAGTCGTCCTCGGGACGATGGCCGACCTCGGGTATTCTGTCGGATGGCGTGTGCTTGATGCTCAACACTTCGGAGTACCCCAGCGCAGGCGTAGAGTCTTCGTCGTTGGGCGACGTACTTCTCACTCAAGCGTTGCCGAAATACTCTTTAAGTCAGAAGGCTTGCGAAGGGATCTTACGCAGAGCAAGCAAGCGAGGCAAGGAACTACCGGAAGTACTCAAGAAAGCTTTGGTCAAACAGGCTTTGCCAAGTACACACCAGGAGTAACAACACTTACTGCTACTACATACAAGAGACCTGAAGATAATGTGGTTGTTACTTCATCATCCTTTGGTGGATACACAGAAGGAGTTGGCACCTTGCGTGCCAATGGTGGCGATCTAGGTGGAGGAAGTGAAAACCTTGTGGTTCACAAAGAGTAGGCGAGCACAGAATGTGGATGACTACGAGACTTGGATTGAAGGAGGAGTAATGCCAACGCTTAACGCATTTGATAATGGTGATGTGCGAACCACAATCATCGCACTACCTAGTGTACGCCGCTTAACTCCAGTAGAGTGTGAAAGACTGCAGGGTTTCCCTGATGACTGGACTGCTGGACAATCAGACTCAACTAGGTACAAGCAAATGGGTAATGCTGTAGCTGTACCTGTGGTAGAGTGGATAGTGCAGAACATAGTAGATGTGGCTAAGGTTTCCTAACCCTTTTCCTTAGCACAATAGAAGCCCCATCAGGACGGGAACTGGTGGGGTTTCTGCTTTCCCAAAGACAAAAAGCCCTAGCCAATTAAGACTAGAGCTTGTTGCCAGCACTCTCAGCGACTTGCTGCCGAGGTACATAAATCATAACACTATCCGCCAGTAGAGTAAAATCCTTTACCCTTAAAGGTAACGCCAGGTGAGTCCCACTTACGCACCATTGGTATGTGGCAGTCAAAGCAAGAAGGTTCACGTGGTGTCTCGTGGATAGAACGTTCAATAGTTAATACGCTGTTGCACTCAGGGCAACGATAGTCATACTGCATTAGAGCTGCACCGCCTCTTCGATTGGTAGATAACCTACTAACTTACTGACCTTATTAGAACGTGAGAACTCTGTAGTTGCTGGCATCCAATGGTTCAACCACTCAGGTTCTGGTACATCCATCAAGTCAAAAGAAAAGACACCTTGCGGTGTCGAGTTAATGTAGTAGGGGATAAGATCTCGCTCTGCTGCTTGTGTTATCAGCTTGCGATACTTCATCTCCTCTATCAGTAACGTGGGATAGTGGGTGTGACGACACTTCAACTCTATGTAGTGACCTGCTTGGTGTGAGATACAGTCGAAGGCATCATAGATACCTGGTGCTTTCTCAAGGTCCGGATAGAAACCTTCACGCAGGAAGGTAAACAATAACTCTTCGTTCATTGCCACGGTGATACACCACCTAGATTATCCTGCAACCTACGCAAAGCCTGAGAACATCTACGATCTGCAGTAGAGATAGCGCACTCTAATACCTGTGCTATCTGTTGCAGGGTAAAGCTCTCGTGATGGCGCATACGCAAGAGAGACTGATCTTCTTGGTCTAACTTAAGATAGCCACGCTTGATGTCAATAAGGTTAGCAAGTAGGTTGCCACCTTCTGCCGGTGATGATGAACCTTTAGGTTGTCCATCTCTAATCATCTCTTGCGCTTGCTCTAATACTGTTCCATCTATGATGGATGCAATGACAAAGGGAAGCAACTGACCGAGGGTAGCTGACTCGTAGTAAGACTCATCATTAGTCTGATAGCCAGACTTAGCAGCCTTCTCCTTGCGTGCGTATCGTTCTCCTGCACGCTTCATCTGCCACGCTATGCGTTGCTCGTTGTGCTTGCGTCGCTCTTCGATAGGTTCCATTAGATCAATGGTGTGATCTTCAACTCTAGTCATAGCCCACGCCATCAGCTCTTGCTTGATGTCGTCCTTCTCAACGTGCTTGTTGTACCTACGGTGGATAGTGTTAGCAACACTAGGCACTAGGTCATAGATTACTGGGTGTAGTTCAGTCACGTGGCCACTTACCGTCTAAAACCATCAGTGCAATAGCACTGTAGTTCAGTAGATCAATGAAGCTATCTCGTAATGACTCGTTCTCTGGTGTTGCACCGCTATCAATCAAGTGGTTGATGCGTGCAGTCTTGTCGTGCATACGCACACGCAGACCATTCAATGGTCCACCAGGGGACAGACTAATGTTGGTTGGGCCGTAGTCCTTATGCTTCTTGATGAGCAGGTTACCTGCACCATCTAAGATTTCCCACATATCAGCAACAAACTTAACGTGCTTGAAATCTATCTTGTCGCTATCGGCTTTATCAATACTACTTCCGTTGATGTATCGTAACTCAGGATCTGGAAGCCCAAATGCTGCAAAGTTTGTAGCATCGTGTCCCACTCGCTTCTTGTCATCATCATACATTCGACTCCCCTATCAGTAACTTTCTTGTGGCATCAATTCCATTAGCTAAGTAGTAATCATTGATGTCCATACCTGGTGGTAGTGTAACAATCTGTGAGTTCATTACCTCATTCGCCACGCGCTTAGCAAACTCAGCACCAGGATTAGATCCATCTTCTTTGATGTCGTTGTCACCAACAACAAAGACAGTTTCATAACCTGCAAAGAGCTTTGGAAAGTGTGGCTTCCAGGCTGCTACACCTGGCACACCCACTGCTGGGATACCAAGTTCACCGCTAGTAACGATGGCATCTAGTTCACCCTCGCACACAACGATGTGTGGTGAGTCAACAGTGATGTCACATACATTAAACAGGTGTGCCTTCTGCCCAGTAGGAGATCCATACTTAGGCTTGGCATCATCTAGTCGTCTGAACTTAAAGCCAACACAACCACCAGATGCTGTGATGTAAGGGATGGATAACCAACCTTCATACATCTCGTGTCCGTTGATTGGATTAGTAATAGTCCCTAACTGAAACAGTCCCGCTGTCTCTTCAGAGATCCCACGTCCTTCTAGGACGGCTAGAGTTTCTGGACTTATTGCCTGTGCGTATTGCTGCGCCGCTTCCAGCAGCAATTTCGACTGCGCGTTTAAGCCCATCATTAAACTCCAAGTTCTCTAGTATGCACACAAGGTTGGCTGCATTGCCACCCTTGCCGCAGGTGTGACAGAAGTACAGGTTGTCATAGGTATTGATAACGGCAGACCTGCGACTGTCGCTATGTAGGCAGCATCTAACTGATGCGCTCTTGCCTTCTCTTACTTCACCACCGAAGTGTGAAACGATTGCTGCTATGGGGATTGTGTTTGCATCAACGGCACCTTTGTACCGTCCCGCTTTACGTACCCTGGACCAGTCTTGTGCTGACATCCGCACCCCTTAAAGTCGCACTTGTTATGCCACGCAGTGGCACGCTTGAAGTGGCTATCTCTGTTCTCTGCTCCAGCTTTAAGACAATTCTGACAAATCATTAGTCAACCCATTTTCCAACAAGAAATTCAAAGTTAACTCCTAAAATTCTAATGGTCATACCATATGGAGTTTCATCCCATTCGTAAACAGATACCCACAGGATCTGCTTCCACAATGGTTCTAATGTACATACTTCGATTCCATCAAACTTTAATTTCCATATGCTTTTTGTCATTCTTCGACCTCTGCTTTAGTTTCTTCCTCAACTACTTCAACTACTTCTTCTACTACTGGTACTAGAATCTCTGTTGTTGTAATTTCTCCACCTGGAACTGGCATTATTGTTTCTCCTTTAACCATTGAGTTAAGTCTTGGATTACCCAAGCCTGATCTATTGATGCGTTGCGACGCTTAACTATTACGTAAGACAGAGGAACTTCCCCAAGGTCTCTTGCCTTTGCATAATTAAGCGCCTCAACCTGTGCTTCTCTCCAGAACTCAGGCAACGAAAGAGTTGCCCTGTTCTTGAGTTCAAGGATATAGGTTTCTCCCGCGATAACAGTAACGATGTCGCCCTCATCCTTTGCCCCAGCCTTAGACAGACGCTCTGCTGTAACTCCGCTTTTACGTAGCCACTTCATTACATCTGTCTCAAACTGAGAACCTTTAGTCTTGTTGTACTGACTCATCTACCAATACAACCTTGTTAATCTTATAGATGATGTTACCTTCTTCGTCTTTAACTAGCTCGACAATACCTGATTGCAGCAAGGCACCAACGAAGTTGGTTAGGTCTACCTTGAGTGCATCAACATCATCACGTAGTGCATCAATCTTTAGATTGTCTCGGTACTTATTAGTTAACTCTGGTTCAGACATTGTAACTCCCTTGGTATCCTGCAATAGTATCTTTTCGTAACATCCAACCGAACTCATTTTGATCTGAGATCTGTACTGCTGCGTAGTTTACCAGTAGCTGTGCATACTTGCTGCCGTCAGCAGTGTGTGCTCCAAAGCGGTTCTTCACCGGTGCTACCTTTAGTATTCCTTGCGTTGGGTCATAGCCCAGTGTAAGTATCAGTGCAGGTAACTGACTGACCTTTCCGTGAATTGCTCTGCGATGAGGTGGGTTACTAGGTGACCCATACTCTGACTGTTCTGATACGTGGTGGAGTACCATCACACAGGCTTCTGTCTTGCGTGCCATATCGTGAAGCTCCATCATAATTGCTCTAAGTCCAGCCCATTCGTTGTCTGTCTCAGCAGTGATGTTCATTAGGTTATCAATGACTATCAACTCAGGTGGTTGTCCGTAGAGTTCAACGTAAGCCCTGATCTCTAACTCCAAGTCATCAATACTAGGAGATGAATCAAAGACCCACTTGACGTGTGAAAGTTTTTCTAGGTGTGAGTTGTAATACTGACTATCGTTTGAAAGGTTTGCTTCCACTGTCACTTGTGAGTGACCAGATAGATGCGATACAGACCTCATCATTACGGTAGTGGTATCAGTATCTGCAGAAAAGAATAACGTAGGAACTTTGGCTTTGATTGCATAGATCAAGGCGAACATAGATTTACCAGCATTAGGTGCTGCAGCTACCATACATACCTGGCCTCTGCGAAACTTAATACCTTCTGCTGCTAGCCCATTCCACACATCAGGCAGTGGTGTTGCTTTGGTAAGCACTCCACTCCAAGCACGGGATAGGTTAAGCAACGTCGTTCTCCTGTTTCAGACTAATGCCTCGTTGATCTCTGATCTTCTGGCGCTCTCTTAATGTGAGACCACCCCAGATACCAAAGTATTCTTTATTGATTCCCCACTCTGCACATTCTCTTCTATGGGGACACCTATTACAGATACTTATTGCAAGTTTAGTATCTTCAATAGCTGACTCTTTTCTACCAGGGATTGTCTCTGGAAACCAGAAATCCCCACCGATAGTTTCACAACTAGGAGCTTCGTATTGACTCGGCTCCCGCATTAGTTATCGAACCCAGATGGTTTCGCACTTGTCTGGCGCACCCTTTGGTGCTGAACACATATAGCCTGACCACGGACCCTTTTGTCCTACACCTGAACGTAATGTCATTGCACCGTGACGGCAACTGTTAGCGCCACCTGCTGGTGCTGGTGCTGCCTGTACTGGTGTTGCATTGAAAGCCTGTGCCACTGCTGCAACTGTTGGTGCTGGTGCTGCTTGTGTTGAACCTAGATCTTTGCCCACTGCTGCGATCAATGCAGCAACCATACCTAGGTCATTAAGACCTGTCTCTAAATCTTGAACATCTCTTGCATACAAGTTGATAAGTGTTCCGTCAGTTAACTTGTAATTGATCTGAAACTTTGTTCCTTCTGTAGCCATTTACTTGCCTCCACTTTGCTTGATTGATAGTCGCTGGCTTTCAGCTCCTACCTTCTTAGGGACAAACCCTAATAGTTTTTCTACCTCGCTACTGTCAACTGACTCGCGTCCTTTAACAGTTGTCCAACTTACTTCGATACCTGAATTAGTAGTACCCAGTACTCCTTCAAAGGATGCCTTCAAAGAATCCTGTTGTTTTTCTAACTCTTTAATTTGTTCTGCTAACTGTAAGTACAACAGTGCGTGCTTGTCAACTTCTTCGTCAGCAATGATTACTTCACTGACTGACGTACGTTCTTTTTTTAGACCAACGCATCCCATCTCACCTGATGCGTCGTAGAACTTACAGTAATGCTGACAGTAACTTGCATCCTTCTCTGGTGCTGGCGCCTCTTTACTTTCCTTAACAGCCGCTAGCCAACCGAGTGCTTCTAGTGCGATGGCTTCGTCATAGTCTTCGGTATGCACCTTGACATCACGTTCGTCACCATCTCTTGCGATAGCTACAAGAGATACTCGGTTGACCGCATAGCCGTTGTTAGCTAGGAGGTAGCCGTATAGCTGTACCTGCCAGCGTTGTTGACTGCTTGGAAAGTAAGAAAGGTTCCGGACCTTACTTGTCTTCCAGTCAATCACATCACCAGTACCAGGTACAAAACAGTCAATGTGTGCTTTCATTCCGTTGTATTCAACTTCGGTTTCAATAAGCACATCTGGATTATCTGCTAGTGCTCGTTCAATCTCTGCGTGAATAGCAGTACCCATAATCGCAGCGAGCTTTAGTTCGTTGTCATTAGTTTCAGGTTGATCGTTAAGTCGGTACCACACCTTACGGCGACAGCCACCTACCTCTGATGGACCAATCTGTACTTGTGTAGATCGTGAACGCTTAGCATCTCCTGCACGTAGTGCAGTAAGTAATAATTCTTTTGGATCAGTCATTGCTTTGTCCTCTTTCGTGCAAAAGGAAAGCAAGTCTACACGCCTTCCACCCTTGCTCAAACCAGTAGTGTGCAGCGTATTCACCTGTTGCCATCACACCTTTGAACTCAGCTTGTACTTCTTCGTATGTATTAAACTCCATTGCTACATCCTCTCCTGTACAACTAACTGTATGGGCTTACCAGTATTAGCGTCAAGGACCGAAGCAATCTCTACTGCTTTACGGGCGTGTCTCTTTGCAAAGGCTACGTCCATATCAGGTTTGACAATTGAATACAGGTAGCCAAGAGCAAGCTGACCCCCACTACCAATGCCATACGCTCCGTGATTTGCTTGGAAAAAAGAGAGATCACAAGCAATCCGAAAGATGTTGCCGTTAAAAGCAATGAGATAATCGAAGCCACCATCTTTATCCGCCTTGTTGTAGTCGTAGTTGTTATCGGCAAATGCCTGGTTGATACTAGGGATAATCTTCTTACCCATAAATTGTGCTGGGTCTTCACCACGATAGAGCGGTGGCTTCCAGTTATAGGCAAGGATGTCACCAGGTCTGGTATCACCTGAGATACCGATGAGATACTTACCGACCTCAACAATCTTGGGCGTACTGGTGGCTAGAGTTACTAGGTTGTCCTCGGTGATCTGTGAGTCAGCTACTAGAACAGCGTAATCAATTCCTTCAAGTGCCGCGATTGTTGTCATACTAGAGAGCATACCAGTCCTCGGCGTGTCGTCGCATAGCGACACCTACTAGGCACTACAATATGAGCCGTGAGGCGAATTAAACAGGCAGGCGCCCTCAAAGGGCGCAGCAGTAGCAACCGTACAGTAACCCTGCGGTTCCGTCTACCAACCCTGCCATCGTTTAGATGGCGTAGGAATGCCCTTCCTGAGCCTTTTGGGACCGATCTGCGGGGTTTAGGACCACTCCACGTCTGTCCGTGTGGCTCCCAGGTCTTTAGTGTTATGGCCTCCTTTGAAGACTACGAACTGGTCTGGTACTTCCTTGATGCAACCTGTGTTAACTGCGGAAACCTAGTAACAATCCCCTGCCCTGCCGACAAAATGGCATAAAAAAAGAAGGCCGGTCCCCGTAGGGACCGACCTCCTGTTTGCCTCGCGCTATGGGTTACTTAGACCCACGACCAAACTCTGTTGATGATGCGTCTAGCCACTTAAGAATTGGACCTGCTGCACCTGATAGTGCTGCAAGGCCTAGTGTCTTAAGGTTAGTCTCACCAACAAGGTAAAGTGCTACCGCAGCTGACGCTGCTGCACGGAACCAAGATAGTGCGATTTGTTTGAATTGTTCCATTACGGACTCCTTTGCTTTTACTTTGTACCGTGCAACTTGCAACAGGTACAAACCTCTTCCTTTGCCAACTTCTTTGTTGGCGCAGGTATTGCTTTGGCTTTGATCTGATTGATGATCTTTGGTTGATTCATCCACCAGAACCAAGGGCTAGTGTCATTGCCCATATCGTCATTGATTGAAATATGTAAATGCTTATTGTGTTTATTGCTACCTGAATACTCACGGTCACCTTCTGATGCACGCTCTGCTGACCAGATCTTGCCCTGGAATATCAGGTACTTAACTCGCTTGTCTTCCTTTAGCTTCTGGAAGATTTCAGTGCAGTCAATGCCTGCTACCTTGTCGTGTGTTAAATCAACAGCGTAGCCTGTGTTGTGGTCTGAGTCAGGGTTCTGATTGATATGTGCCTTACTCGGTAATAATCCATCCGAGATCTTCTTGCGTAATGGCTTGATCGCTGTGGCTTGACGAAGGACAGCAATAGCGGCAGGCGTGGCTTTCTTGGCAACAGGTTTCATTTGGGTTCATCTTCCTTCTTCTTACTCTTGAGTCCATTAGCAGATACGATTCCCGCTAGAGTTCCAGTAAGGAACACAGTCAGGGTAGAAACTAAATCAATAAAGGCTGCATCATTAGGCGCTTGCTTCATTGGTTGAGTTACAAAAACTAAAGCCCAGAGTAATGAGAACACTGAGCCAGCAAATACAATAGCCAGGATGATTCCAATACTGACAATCAACCTAGCGTGTAGTTCTTCAGGTGTGTATCTTTCAGGGCGTTTCATCAAATACCTCTGGTAATAAGTCGGAGGAACAAGTGCCAGTTACTTCACATTGCGGAGGGTTACACTCAGGCTTTTCCCAGTTCTCAAATTCCTGACAAGGGTATCTAACCCAGCCTTGGTAACCGCAACCACTAAGAGTTATTGCGAGTAAGAATGATGCGATAAATCTCTTCAACCTGTCGCTCCAATCTTGTGACCGAATCCTTTAATGAACTGCCAGAGTTGGGCTTAAGTTCATTGAGGTAGTGCTTAACCATCCAGCGTATTGCTGCAGCAAAGCCACCTACAATTGTGCATACTGCAACAGCTACTGTTGCGTAGTCTTGTGCCTGCATTAGACCGTCCTAATAGTTACTAGGAGCGTTCCGCCATATCCAGAGAATCGCTTGTCCGATGGTGTGGTATTTCTAAAGTCAAGCTCTTCGATCAGTCCAATGTAGGACTCACCAGTACGGAAGTCTTCAACGCGGATAGTGTCACCAACGTTTTCAATAGATTCCAACTGGCTCATACGATCATAGGCAGAACCCTCAAAGCCAATCTCAACTCCGAAGTGATCTGATTCGTGGTCAAAGCAAGACAGTGGATACTGGATTAAACGCTGACGTGGGATAGCAGGCAAGGCCTTGACCTGGTAGCCAGTAAACAATGGTCCCTTGGAGACATCAGTAGTCGAACGTATCAACGTGAACTGGAAACCAAGATACTCTTGTGACGCCTGTGGGTAGTTGACGTTAACTTCTGGAACTGTTGACTCTTGTGCAAAGGTACCAATGCGATAGAAGTTATCTGCATAGTCAATGGAGTCAATGTTAAGACCACCGTTGGTGGTATCTACACGAGCCTGCATCAACTTAAAGATCTTAAGTTCTAATGTGTTGTAGCGGATATAGCCTGTACGCAGGTAACCGGTTGGTACCAGTGTGGTTGTAGATTCTGCCCAGGTGTTGTTGCCATTGGTAAATGCTGCTCTGTTTGAGTTACCAAAGAATGCTACTTGAGAAGCGGTAGTAGTAGTACCAGTTGCTACTAAGTCCCAAGCCCAAGGGAAAAACAAACTGCTTGCCAAAACGTTAGTGCCTAGGTCTACTCGTATCAGACCTGCCTCGCCGTCAATCTTGCTTGCGATGTATGCAAAGCTGTCACGGAAAGCAATTGCTGTACAAGGTGCATCCTTGAAAAGCAGTGGACCATACTGGATGTCTCCGGTAATGTCAGAGATACCTACTCTAAATCCTAGGTTTGTAGCAAGGATTGCGTAAGCGCCTAGGTATACATCAAAGTCATTGATTTGTTCACCTTCTGGCATATCAATAACAACAGTAGGAGTATTAAGAGTTGGGAAACCTAAAGAGTTAGGAGTGGTTGGATCTAAGCCAATCTTGTAAACAGAAGATGATGTACCGTTTGGATCATAGCCTGATACGTAGATAGCTTGTGGGCCTTCTGCAATAGATGACCATATCCAGTTGGCATTGGGGTGGGTGTACAAAGCAGTAGGCAATGCAGCAGATCCAGTAGCGTTAGCATTAAGTTCGTATAGAACATTGCCAATAGCCAAGATCAAGCGTTGCTTGACGTAGCGGATGGTTGCTCTGGTTACTCCTGGAGTATTGTAGATCTCAGAGTCTGCAGGTGTTGCACCTACTGATCCCTTGTGAACCTTAGTACCGTTGATGAAGTAATAGTTAGAGCCATCAGTTGTAAGACTGTAGATGGTTGAAGGAGTACCAGCCTGGGTGATAGTCGTACTGGTACCACCAGTTGTGATCTTCTTTAATGCGCTGCCATCTGTTACATAGATACAGTCATTGGTTCCATCATTGACACCGATCAGCTGAGCAGGTGCTGCGCCTGCATAGAATGAAGCAGTGTCATAAAGCAAGGTTGCCTGGCCTCTAGTCCAGACATCTACACCTTTGGATTCTGTGTACTGGAATCGCAAAGATTCCTCTTGGACAGGTTCAAAGAATTTAATACCAGCACCAAGATGGAATGAGCTTTGGCTACGCAGCCACCAACCAGTGAGCGTCTGCTCACCTGGCTCACGGCTCTGGTCAATCTGTTGCTTGCGATACTGTGCTGTGACGCGACGATAGGGTGAATCGTCACTGTTAAGCAAGAAGAATGGCAAGCCAGCAATTGCTATGTCATAAGCCTCACCAGTAGATGAGTAGTTAGTAGCACCTGCTGGGTTGGAAAGTACGTAGGGTATGCCCTCTGTGATGTCGTCGCCGTATGGCACGTGGTTTCCTTACGCTAGAAGTAGTTTTGCTTCGTCTGCTGTGATGCCTAGTTTTGCAAGTAGCGCAGCCTTAGCCTCAGCATCTGCTGCTGCCTTAATCTCTGCCTCGTGGGCTGCTGCTGCAGCTTGTGCTGCTGCTGCTTCATTAGCTGCTAGTTCTTCGGCTGTCAAAGGACGTTCGATGACCTCGCCTGTTTCGCAGTTTACTTCGATTGCTATTGTCATTGTTGCTCCTCTAATAGATGTGGTGCGTATTGTTTTAATATCTCTATTGCGTATTGAACCTTGTCCTCTGGGCGTTGTCCTGGCGGTTGCCTTGTATTCCAGAGTTCAAGATTCTCAATACGGTTATCGTGTCGTACACCGTTCATATGATGCACCTGTTCGTCTTTGGTTAATGGTCTGCCAAGATGTGCTGCCATTACCAAGCGGTGTTCAAGACCAAATCCATTAACTGTTGATGTCGGATTCTCTGGTTCATACACAAGAACGTAACCATTATTATTGATTCTTCTATTGCCACTTCGCTCAGGCTTGTGGACTATAAGAGGATCACCATACAAAGCATTTCTTTTATAGTGCATCTGGCACATACCTTGAGATGTATGTTTTTTACCGCATCCTTCTATTGTGCAGAACTCGTGCTGCACTGCCCTACCAGAACCTGGTCCACCCAATGGATCGCCATACTTCTTAAACTTCTGGTAGTGAGCAGTGCAATACAAGGCGCTCTTTCTGCTTCTCTTGCAGCTTTCTATTGAACAAGGGTAATCATTTATATAAGGCATACTTAAAGTATACTCCTAATTTTTGCTGAT